AATGTTTCGATTTTGTGGATCCCGTGCAAGATTACCTTGGGTTTGTTGAGCGGCAGCAATTTCTTTTGCCATTGAAGTTGTACCAATATCTTCTCCTGGTAAAGGATTTACTCTTGGAACGTTCAACATTGGAAATGTTTGTCCCAAACTTTGTATAATAGGTTGTTTAGTAAAAGGAACAAAACCACCTGGAGTTCCTATCGAAGATTGTACTCCAGGAATCATTTGACCACCTTGGTATCCTAAGTATGCTCCTGTAGCTCCTGCTAATAATCTTTGTATTCCTGAACCACCAGCGTCTTTAGATGCTTTGTAACCTTTGTATCCTCCGTAGGCGGCCAGTGCGTATGGAATTAATGCTTGAATAGCCATATATAAATATTTTCTCCTTAATTTAGCAGATTAGGAAATATTACCATTTTACGAGGTCTTTGACAACTCATCCCAAAAAGATGCTCTATATTGATGTTCTCCGACATGAGTTATTTTTTCAGTAACTAATGCATGGCATTTACCACCTATATCTCTCCATCTTTTACAAAAGGCAAAATCCTCTCCTAAATAAGTTTTTTCAACAGGATCAAAGTCAGTGTCGAACAGATTATAAAAGAAAGGTCTATTTGTCATTTTACCATTTATAATAGTTTTTTGTACTATCTCTTTTTCAGGATAAGCCTTAATCATTTTTTCTATTACCTCTCTTTTAATAAGCATGCATCCAGTTGGAGAATGTGTAACTTCTATTACACCATTATTTATTGTTATATCTTTTTCATTTGGTAGTTTCATAGGGTATTGATATAAAGCTTTATATTGTAAATCGTGTTCATTTTTAATTTTACCTTGTTTTATCTTTTCCCAACCTTGTTTAAAGTTAAGAGACTTTAATGGATATGGCACGGAGATTACATCCTTTTTAGCTGCAATCATTTTGAATATAGATTCAGAAGAAAAATCTATATCAGAATCAATAAACAATAAATGTGTACTATCTGTCTCCATAAAACTAGATACACATAAGTTTCTACCTTGTGTAACCAAAGAAGATTTCATCACTTGAAAACAAACTAACACACCATTCTTCATGCATTGTTTTTGAAACTCTAAACAAGCTTGAAAATAATGTAAAGACACATCACTATGACAAGGTGTTGCTACAAATATTGAAAACTTTTTAGGTTTCAACATATGTGTCTTAATAGGTTTTTCTTTTGGTTTATCAAACCAGATAGGTTTACTAGGGTCTTGCATTTACATCCCATTTATTTATTAATTTTATTTTTTCTTCAGCATCTACTATTACTTGTAATAATTTATCTATTTCATCTAGATGTTGTGGATGTTCACCAATCCCTACTGAATTAGTAAGGTATATGTTTATTGTAGTAGACGACTCTGCTATTTGTGCTTCGTATCTTTTTTTAAGTGCTTTTAACATTACTGACATTTTGAAGTGCTCCTTGTAAAAAACCAGTCCAATGACCAGCTATAACTTTCCAATTATAGAAGTGATTGAAAAAGGTTTGTTGAAATTGAAGATGGTTTTTACAACCATCTGTATTTATTTGACTTGGTATTCCATCTATGACTGCTGCAAATTGTTTTGCTAGATTTTTCCAATCTTTATCATAAGGTATATAGATTGGAAACTCTGAACAAGTTTCATAAAGTGCTCCGTTGTCCGTTGTTGCTACGTATAGACCACAAGCCAGAGCTTCAATTGCAGATATACAAGATGTTTCTTCCCAAGTGTTAGGGTATACAAAAGCATCATAAGTATGAAGATTATCTAAAATATACTCATGTGGTTTGTATCCAATGTAATTTACATTAGGTAATTTTTCAGCTTGATCATATAAGTCTTTATAAGTTTGATCATTTTCTTTTTTAAAATCATCACCATAAACTTGTGTGCTACTATATACATCTAGAATTATATTAGGATTATTTACTAACTGCATTGCTCCTAATAAAACAGACAAACCTCTCCAAGGAGTTGGATGATAGATTAATTTTATTTTATCTCTTCTAGGCTCAAAGTCTCTTTTTTCCATATCAGGTATACCATTTTTAATAACTGTACAACGGTGTTCAGGTAAAGAAAATGTTTTTCTAAACTGTTCATAGTTCCAATGACTATTAAAAACATAATAATCATATTGATTAATTTTTTCTTGATCTTTAAAAAAATCTTGAAAATGTGGTTGGTCAGGTGCCATCTTTTGCCAAAGTATATTTATCTTGTTTTTAGATAAAGGAACCTTACCTGGCACTGATGTGCAGATTTGAAACTTGTCTAGTAAGTCTTTAGAAACATATTTTTCTAAAAAACCGTGTTGTAATTCTGTTCCACCTAATGGTTTCATTTTTGTGTTTTACTAAATATTGGTAAATCAGGTACTTGTACTTCTACATCAGTAGCCAAATCTTCTTTTGGATGTTCAGCTAAAAACGCTTTTTCAGTTTCGTATCTTTCACCTGTTTTAATGCTTCTGTAGATTGTTTTAGTTTCGCATTTAATTTTTTGTAAAATTGCCATACGAATTTAGTATACCAAACTATCGTCCTTGTCCACGATATTTCTTACGCCTAGGTATGCGTTTACTATAACTCTTAGCATGTTTACCTGGACGTTTTTTTGGAGTCCGTTTGTGGTAATTGTTTACCCCGAAGAGAGGTTTTTTCTTACCCATTCTCTTGAGATCTATCTATTAGAGCATAACTTATAGCTCCTTGTATTTTATTACTTCCAGAGGCTGCTGTTACGGTTACTGAATCACCTGCTTCTAAGTTCAATCCCTGTGGAGCTGCATTCACTTGTGTTTTAGCTGCAACCTCGTCTCTAAAAAATTCATACTCAGCACTTGAATCCGAGGAGTCCACTAAATTCATATTAACTAAAATACCTGATGAGGCATCATTGTTAGCAACATAAATACTTTTTATTATAATCGTTCCATTATTTGGACAAGTGAGCACCGTAGTTTTACCCGTGCTTGCTTGTTTATATCCTTGATTTTTATATTGTATTGTCATTATGATAAGAAATAGTTAAATGCATCAGCATCATTTTTTATATCAGTCTCGTATGAAAAATTTAACTGTTGTTGAAGCGTTCTCAAAGCTTGTAAGATTTGTCTTTGATCTTCTGCAGAGTATTGTTGTTTTGGTTCGGGTAATACTATTGTAATTCTAGCCATTATCTTCTCCCGTCTACTCTTACATCAAATCTAAAAGTTCCGTATCTCCAGCTTTCATCTAAGTTTTCGTTTTCTATTTGTACTGCTGCAAGTCTAGCTCTCGCTCGAGTGTCTATTTTAGTAGTGCTAGATGATACTGTAAAAGGACCTAGTGGACTTGAGGCCTGCGTACTACCTTGTGGAAAGGCATTTAAAAATATTGTTACTTTTGCATTGCCTGCTATTCTTTTAAAATCTGGCATAAACCTCTTAACACTCATCAAAAACTCTCCATCTCCAGGCACACCTTGTCTACCATTTAAATCAAACTCTCCTGATTTAATGAAGGACGTGATTGCTGTTTCTGTACCATCACCATTTAATTGATTGATACCTTTTTCATGTTCATAATAAATAGTAGCTCCATTGGATATACCATTTACAGCAGGAAAAGTAGGAGTGTCAGATGAGTTAAAATCAGTGGCATAAGGTTGTTCATAAACTGTTGATCCAACCCAAGTTGTTCTGTCTAGTGTACCTGTCGTCCACACATTTTCTGCAAAATTATAAGTTACAACTCGATCAATTTTGTTTGAAGCTGCAGTGGCGTAAAACCAGTTAATCTCTGAATACAACTCGTTTATTCCTGCATAAACTAATTGCCCTGAGTTATAATTTATTCCTGGATTATTGCCATTAGTTGTGAATACAAAATCTTCAACTAAACAAGGTAACGATTTGACTGTTCCATCGTATACATAAAACCCACCGGTTTTACCCATCCAATACACAGCACCATTAGCAAATAGACCTGCGTGTTGACCTAACATACCATTATTAGAACCAACCTTTAAAATAGAAAAAGTAAAAGGTGGACCTACGAATTGAATTACATATGATGCAGTATCCGTTAATACAAATAAATAATCTTTACCTTTAAAAGCTCCAATTATTTGAGTTC